AACAAATAAACATAATAAGCACCTACATATTTCCATCAAAGATAACTGCGGTAACGATACGTCACCTTGGTTTCCTTGGTTGGGAAAAGTAACAACACTCAACAAGGTAAAGGCATCAGTAAAGCCATTACCAAAGAAGGAGAATAAATGAAAGATTTAATTGCTAAGTTAAAGAGCAAGAAGACTAAGGCTGCAGTCAAGTCTTACCTTCGTGCTGTATTGGCATCAGCCGTAACAATGGGACTAGCACTGGCTGCTGACCTATCACCAGAGTATGCAATCCTAATCGGTTCTGTAACCGCACCATTGGCTAAATGGGCTGATAAGACCGAAAAAGAGTATGGCAGAGGTGCCAAATAAATACCCCTAATTAGCCTTTAAAGGCCCTTTAGAGCACGAAAACCCCCCGACCCAGTAGAGATACTAGGAAGGGGGGTCTTTTGTCGTTTATTCTCGTGTTTTGCTAGTCTTCTAGGTCTTCCCATTCCTCCATTAGGAGTTCAATTTCTTTGCGGTGTTTCTTGTCTCTGTACTCATCCAACAGGGATGTGATTAGGTATACGGTTAGGGTTCCTAAAGTAGACCCATAAAATACTGCCCAAAAGGTATTATTGATGATTTCTGACATAGTACTCCTTCGATATATAATTAATTATATATTATATTATAGACCCCTTCGGGGTCTTATTATATATTATATTAATATCAATTATACACACACCAATGGGTTATTGTTGAACCGTTACAATCTGACGGTACAACAGTAAACCTTTACCTAAGATAGAATTATGCTATGACAATAAAACTAGAGGAATATACACTACCAGAACACATGTCTTATAGTGCTTTTAGTACCTATCTTACTTGTGGATATCAATATTATCTCGGTAGGTTATTAGAAAAGCAAGAAGAGCCATCTGTGTGGTCTATTGGTGGTTCAGCATTTCACCTGGCTACAGAGATGTATGATAGGGAAAATCTATGAGTCAATCTTTGTGGGACCAAGCATGGGCTAAAGAATCTGAAGGTATAGATTTAACTAATGCTCGTGTCGGTGGCAAAGTTACTAAGATGTCACCTAACAAAGAAGATGCCAAATTTTGGCAAACTGCTGGACCTATGTGGGTTGAAGATTATATCAACTGGCGTAAGGCTAACCCTAATTGGAATATTTGGATTACTCCTGATGGAAGACCTGCAATAGAATTGGAACTAATGCCAGTAGTTGCTGGTGTTCCGATTAAGATGGTTATCGATAGAATTTTTGATGTTGATGGTCAATTAGTAATAGTTGATTTAAAGACATCAAAAAATACTCCTGCTAGTACTCTGCAACTTGGCTTTTATAAAGTAGGATTAGAAGTTACTTTTGGTCAAGAAATTTATGAGCAAACTATTTGGGGTAATTATTACATGTCTCGTGTTAGCAACATTGTAGATATGGTTGACTTATCGGAATACACGTACGACAAAATGGAGTTCCTAGTTGAAGGTTTTGACAAGGCTAGGAAAGCAGGAATATTTTTGCCCAACACAAACTCTTGTCAGTACATGTGCGGATTGACCGCTCATTGTCAGTTCTCTACAAAGAAAGAAGGATAAATGGCAGAAGACTGGAAGTTACAAGTATCATATAAAACTGGAACTGGCGATTTAATTAACGTCAGAGCCAACACTGCGGATGAACTTAGCGTATTGCTTGAGGGCATTGGTGACTTTGCTACTCAAATTGCAGCAGTACAAAAGTTGGTGGTGGGAGCATCGGCAACCGCCCCTTTATCGACGCCAAGTTCCACTCCAAACATAAAGCCTCCGCAATCCTCAACTCCGCCCCAGGCAGTGGCTCCATCCGCTACATCAGCGCCCACATGCCAGCACGGAGCGAGGAAGTACAAGTCAGGAATCTCAAGCAAGACCGGGAATCCTTACGCAATGTGGGTCTGTCCGATGCCTCAGGGCGCGGACCAATGCAAGCCAATAAATTAACAGACCAAGAATTTCCATTTTAACAAATAGGTAGGGGGATAGATGCGTACACTTGTCAGGTCTGTAGGTAGAGCCTCTATCGGTGGGGAACCTCTACCTAGTTGTTTTAAATCATTTGAAGCGTCCAAGATTATAATTAGGCGTTCAGAAGTTTCTATGTTTGCAGGTGCTCCAGGTGCAGGTAAATCAACACTTGCTCTAGCACTTGCATTAAAAACAAATGTTCCGACTCTTTACATCTCCGCTGATACCAATGCACATACTATGGCTATGCGCCTAGCGTCAATGATATCTGGTAAGAATCAAACAGATGTTGAACAGAAACTTAATACTGATGTTGGATGGACTAAAGCAATCCTCCAAAAAGGAAGCCATATAGTTTGGTCGTTTGAATCATCGCCAACCCTGCAAGATATTGATGAGGAAGTACAGGCCTTTGAAGAATTGTGGGGTTGTGCACCAACACTTATAGTTTTAGATAACTTAATGGATGTAGCCACAGATGGTGGTGAAGAGTTCGCCTCAATGAGAGCGATTATGAAGGAGTTGAAGTATCTTGCCAGAGCCACTAATGCTGCGATTGTTGTATTACATCACACTTCTGAAGCAGTTCCTGGGAATCCTTGTCAGCCAAGAAGCGCAATCCAAGGTAAGGTCTCTCAACTTCCTGCGCTCATATGTACACTCGGTACGGTGGGCACATCGCTTGGCGTGGCAGCAGTCAAAAATCGTTACGGTAGAGCAGATGCTAATGGAACGCTTATGACTTGGTTAGCATTTAATCCTGAATATATGTACGTAGAAGATATACCAGAAAATTCATGACAACTAGAAAAAGCCATAAGGCTAGAGGAGCAAACTTTGAAACCGACTTACGAGATTATTTTAGACGAATTGGATTTGATAGTGAAAGACTTGCACGAAGAGGTTCTAAAGATGAAGGAGATATTGTCGTCCGCAAAGACTTCCTCGGCCACATCGGAATCATCGAAGCCAAAGCCCCGGGTCAATCAGGTCGCATTGACCTTTCTGGTTGGACCAAAGAGGCTCAAGTTGAAGCAAGAAATTATTCAGAGGCAAGAGGCCTTAAAGAGACATCCATCTTACCTGCGGTTGTTATCAAAGCGCGAGGAAAAGGAATAGCAGACTCTTATCTAGTATTGAGGTTAGGCGATGTATTTGACAGATGATATGCCAAGCATAGTGGATGTTCTACGGCACTACGGGGCTGATATGAGCAGGACTAGTGGACAAGTAAATATTAGATGTCCATTCCATGACGATACGCATAAGTCATCAAGTTTTAATACTAGAGAAAATATATTTAATTGTTTTGCTTGTGGTATGCAAGGCAACAGTTTACAGATTATAGCAAAGAAGGAAGGAGTGGATATACGTGAAGCAAAGCAATTCGCAGAAGGAATTACTCAGTCTGGCAGCAACCAAGTACGCAGCAAACATTTATCAGGCAGAAGATTACCTAGCAAGCAGGGGAATAACAAGGGAAGCAGCACGTCTGGCTCGATTCGGCGTAGTAGAGGAGCCTGAAACTGGACATGAACAATTCCAAGGACGGTTATCAATACCGTATATTACCAAGACTGGTGTTGTCGATTTGCGTTTTCGCTCTCTTAATCCTGCTGTTGAACCTAAGTACATGGGAATGACAGGTGTTGAAACTAAAATGTACAATGTATTGGATATAGATAAGGCAGGTGATTGGATTGGGATATGCGAAGGTGAGTTGGATACTATTACTTTGTCTGCCTGTATTGGCATTCCTTGCGTCGGCATTCCTGGTGCGAATTCTTGGAAGAAACATTATACCAGATTACTCGCAGACTTTGAAAGAATATTTGTATTTGCAGATGGAGACCAGCCAGGAAAAGAATTTGCTGCTAGTCTCGCCCGTGAGTTGCCAGTCACTGTCGTGCAAATGCCGGACGGTGAAGATGTCAATTCAATCTATGTCAAATACGGCTCCCAGTATATTCGAGAAAGAATGGGACTAAATGAATCCTAAAGATATTCCACCATGCAAAATATGTGGTCAACACTTTGATAATATATTTGATGCAACTGACCACTTAATTGATGATGAAGATGGATTACCATTTGACCCTAAACTTATTCTTCCCGGAGGATATCAATTAATGGTTGGTTCCTTGCTTCGTTCTTTATATTTTGCAGCAGATAATCCTAAAGATATAAAGTTTATAACCCAATCAGTTTATGCGACCTTATATGCCGCTGAATCTAGCCCTAAAAAGATGAAAAAATACATAGAAGATGTAGTAATTAAAGAAGAAATGCGTCATTTTGACAGCGAATTACAGCACTTTTTAGCAGACATCGACGACGAAGGGAAAGATAATGGCAGAGAATAAAGACACCACTTTTGAGTTAGAGGTTGGTCAAACCTTCCAAGAACTCTTAGATTTAATGTTGTCTAAACATAAAGATTACGGGCCAAGAAACATTTCTGATGCGCCAGGTGGTGCCATTAATGGATTAAGGGTTCGTATGCATGACAAGTTAGCACGTATAAATAACTTAGTTGATAGCGGTAAAAATCCTGAGCATGAATCTATTGAAGATTCTTTCAAGGACATGGCAAACTATGCAATTATAGGATTGCTTGTACTGAGAGGACAATGGGATAGATGATAGAGTTATTACTTGCATTTCAACTACAACTAACAAGCCTGCTGGCTTTAATAGCAGCACTATTGAGATAGGAATAAAGTGAAAATATTTGGACCATACAAAGGAAGTAAGCAAAATGGTGGTCGTCCAATTTACGTTATTAAGCGTAAGAAGAAAGACGGAACCACCGAAACTACATCTACAAATAAAGCAAGACACGATTATAAAAAAGCAACTGGCAAAAAGTTAAAGCGTAATCAAGAGGTAGACCATATAGATAACAAAGGTCGCAAAGGTAATGATAAGATATCTAACCTAAGAGTTCTATCCAAAAAGAAAAATGTAGGGCTAGAGAATAAGAGACGAGCCAAAAAGAAATGAAAACTATAGTCTGTATTTCAGACCTTCAAGTACCATATCATGATGTAGAAGCAGTAAAGGCTGTTACTAAATTCATTAAGGCTTATCAACCAGATACCGTCGTGTCTTGTGGTGATGAAATGGATATGCAGACTATCTCGCGTTGGAGTAAGGGTACCGAGTTAGAGTTTGAACGTTCTATTGGACGCGATAGAGACTTAACTAGACAGGTACTATACGACTTAACTGTTGAACATATGATACGCAGTAACCACACAGATAGGTTATTCAATACTGTCGCTATGAGAGCGCCGGGATTACTTGGATTACCTGAACTGCAATTAGAAAATTTCTTAGGTCTTGATGAACTAGAAATTAAATATCACAAAGACCCATACGAACTAGCCCCTGGCTGGCTATTAATGCATGGTGATGAGGGTAATGTCCAGCCTACTGCTGGCGCTACAGCCCTTGGATTAGCCAAGCGTAGTGGTATGTCTGTAGTCTGTGGGCACACTCATCGTATGGGATTAACTCATCATACTCAAACATATCGTGGCGGTAAACCTAAAACTATTTGGGGATTAGAACTTGGAAATCTAATGAACTATAATAGTGCTAAATATATTAAGGCTGGTTTGTTTACCTGGCAACAAGGCTTTGGTATATTACATGTTGAAGGCAAGACTGTTGTTCCCCAATTAGTACCTATTGTTAATAGGTCATTTACTGTAGAAGGAAAGACTTGGAAGTGGTAAAATTGGATTGGGCTAGTATAGAGAAATGGGATTACATTGTCATAGCAGTATCTGCAGAGTACCATAAAAAATATGATATGGTTGAACTTGATGACATCAAGCAATCATTATATGAATGGTTTGTAGAGCACCCAAATAAATTAAAAGAATGGGAAGCAATAGGAAAGAAAGATGCTAAGAATTTAATATATCGTAGCCTTCGTAATCAAGCATTAGATTATTGCCAGCGTTGGAAGGCTAAGTCTACAGGATATGAAACATCAGATATATTTTATTATGATGCTGTAATGATTGAGGCTTTATTGCCAGCAGTTATTCGTGGAGATATAGGCATTACTCAAAAATTAAATCTTAGTGGACCAGGAAAGCCTCCAGCCCCTGCCGAGGGCGGTAATATGATGGTAATGATGATTGAAATAGACAAGGCGTATAATAAACTTAGCACAGAGGATAGAACTGTACTATTTTATAAATACGCCGAGTCTCTTGATTACAACGCCATCGCTACTGAGATGAGTTTAGGTAGCGAAGACGCTGCTCGCATGCGTCACAATCGTGCTATTAAAAAATTAATATCTAGGATTGGTGGTTTCAGACCTTGGTCAGATAAAGACTCTGAGGAAAAGATTGACGATACCCAGGACGAGAACCCAACCATAGAACATGAGCATGATAGCGACAATGGGGATAACAATGGGTCGGAGAATGATTAAACTTTTCTGAATCAGACTGGATACTCCTGTTCAGTATAGTTTTTATACGCTTCTCCAGCCCTATCAAATTGGTCATTCTTAACCCTGGCATAATTTATTAATTGCTCAGGGGTAATCAAATGACCTTTAGATTGATTAGGTGGCTGCTTGTTTTCTATAGGTCTACCATAGTCCATAACCACGTTCATTAAGTGCTCCTTAGTAACTATAATTACGCTACCTTCAATTACAAATGCCCAATGAGTAGCCTTACTAACTGATAATCCTGACGGCTCCCACTGACCACTTCCTTGATAGAAACATGACTCTTCAATAAACAAATTGCCTGTATCTATCCAGCGTCTATCTGTTTTAACCTCTATAGTTTCCATGCGGAGTAAGTTGGCTACTGTATCTTCACCAACTACCCCATCACGAAAGTCAATATCCCAATCAGAGTTTTTGGACATTGTTGTTATGCTCATTTATATTTTGGGCTATAATGTAGATATTATCCATTATTTCTTCCATTAATTGCGCTCTAAGTGCTGCATCTTCTTTTGATTCTTCCATTTATCCTCCTGTTGAGTAGAAGCCAGGACCTTTGAATTTAATTCCTGGCACTGTGTATACACGTTCCATTGGTTGATAACATTTGTCACATCTTACAACATACTTTTCATAATCTTTATGATATATGAATACTTCTCTAGTAGAGCCACACATGCATTTGAAGTCATAGTTTGGCATTAGTACCAATTATTCTTTTGCCAAAACTTCCATGCTTTGCATGGCGTTGAATATCTATAAATTATATAATCTAATCCCCTATCTATTTGTTCTGTTGGGTTTGTGTCGGGCGAAAGCCCGAGAATTTGCGGTATACCACCAGCGTGCATTTTCTCACCCTTTTGATATACAGGTTTCTTGTTGTATGCTTGATGTCTCCAGTTAGATTCTTTTGTCCACAATTTATCTAAGCATAGCCATTGATTATGATGCCACGCAAGCAATGAATCTCTAGCATAGGCTTTACTGTCAGCAACACTCCACTGATGTGGCTTTACCGAAGTCTCTACTTTTGTAACTCCAAATAGAGAAAATAAAAATATGAACAATAAAAATAATAACCTTTTCATTTACAGCCTCGTTTCCTCCGCTATTATCTCTTCAAATGGTGGTGCTTTGAATTCAGATACATGCCACTCTTGATACGGCGCATTCATTGCTAATTCAATAGCATTATACACGTCATATTCTACAACATAGTACACTAAAGTAGCATTTGTATTTATTTCTACTCTGTAGCGATTAGCCTCCACTATAACCCCCTCTCTTTCATGACTCTCCTAACTTTTTTAGCAAAGGTAATTTTCATTTTATTATGGGCATTTTTGGTTATTCTACCTAACATAGCCAATCGTTCCCCGGGCATAGTTTCCCCATATATACCAAAATGTAGTTGTGGTCCTCGCATTCCCAACTCCAGACAATCCTGCTTAACAGGACAGTTTTTACACACAGATAATGCAGAAATAGCCTTATCGATTTCTAGATTAACCCTACGAGTTTGGTCTCTAGTGTTTCTCCAGATTTCCCCTTCAACCAATTCTACTTCACCAGCAAACCACAAATCTGGGTCATCATGATTAGCGCATAATCCCTTACTTAAATCCACATCTGGATAATTCATAAGGTGATAACTCATTGAACTCGTGGGCCAGCCAGTGCCAATATTACCTGCCATTAGTTATGTAACCCATGTGCCCAGCAAATCGCTTGAAATGCTAGATTCAACTCTACAATCATTTCATTGATTTCCTTTTCAGATTTCTCACCTAAATCACTCTTTCTGATTTTTGCTTCCCATATTATATTTTCTTTTAAGGTTGTTTTAGGCATCGCGTATTACTCCCATCTCTACTAGTCTTTTATGTATTGTCATGCTTGTAGTATCATAACTTTCTGCACCTTCACCATCTTTTCCTTCTCTCCACAGAGTTTTACCTCTGTATGTGATTATTGAATTATCTCCATATAGACTCATCAATAATGCGCCTGCTGCATAATCATATACCTCGGCTATCAATTCGCCGTCAGGGTGATGCACTTTTAGTTTCATTTCTATCCTAACTGTATTAATTTAATACACTACTGCAACTTTTGCAGTAGCAACCTTGCACGAGCAATTATAGCGTCATCGGATTCTGTTGTCAAATTGGCAATAGAAATTAACTCTACAATTACTTTTCTGACTTCCTCTTTAGAAGCCAAAGTCATATTGTCCATCATATTTTCCTATCTCTAGTTTGTGTCGGGCCATGTTGTCCCTCTCTGGACTCCAGCATAGGCACCCGTCATCTTTTACCATACTGCAATCATAGCATGCGCCACAGTAATCACAATAGTAAGGGCTAATCTCATTTGACATTACCTCACCACAGGTGTAACACATGCCTTCATCTAATGCCCAACCCTCACTTAAGTCTAATGAGTCATCATATTTCTGAAAGAAGTTGCCCCACTTACTAGGCTTGTATGAATCGTTAGACCACCAGTTGCCAGCATTATCCCAGTGACCTAAGTCCTCGTTGATAATATAGCAATCGTATTGTGCATTAGGGTCTAGTGTGAACACCGCAATCTTGCTACCACTAGCCCACCCTTCTATCATACCATATAGATTAGGATTATCTAGGGCAGTAATACCACCCATAGAAGGTAGAATATCGTCAGCAAAGATACGAGTATCACTACGCTTATCGTTAGGCTCTATATGTACAGGCAGTATACCATTGTGCGCTAGGTATGATAAGTCACTACCACCTATCTTAAACGGGTGACAGTTATCATCATTCTTTACGCCATGCGTAGCAAACCTAGCATGATACATAGCATAACTATCTGGGTATTGCTTACGCACTGCTAGGAACTCTTTGATTACTTTCTTAGCAGACATACCTTTACCAGTAATAATTTTGTTACCAGCAATTACTGCATAGCCAAAGCCATGCGGGTTATTACAAGAAGCACACTCTAAGTCCTTCTTGCGTGGTGTACTATTCGGAGAACTTACTACCAGCAGACACATGCTTTTTCCTTTCTATTCTTTCTATGAAGGTGGACATTGAATTTAATCTTTGATTAAGAGAAGGATATAATTCCTCTCTCTCTCGGATATACTGTATTAAATTAATACAGTCTAACTTGTGCTCTCGGATTTCGGGAACACTCATCACTCGTGTGAACTCAACGCTGGCATGCGCTAAGTCAATACATGACTTGATGAACCTAGTGTTTAGGCTACCCCTAAAGATACGCATCTCTAGTGTATTCCTATTGTTGGTATTAATAGCAGAGTACCTATCGGAACCATGCCTATCGAACTTTTGTTTGAAAGATTTTTTGCCAGTATTCTCATCAACTACATCAGTAAACTTAGCCCAATGACTAGATGACCTACCAGCAAGTGCCTCATAAAAATCTTGATTATTATACACTAGTTGTAGGAACCTATGTTGATGTGAACCACCACTAAATCCATTACGAGATATATGTATATGAAGTCCGCAGGTTTTAGTACCCCATGAAATCATATTGTAATCCTCCTTTAGTCTAGTGATTACTTCCCACATTAAATCATTTTCATTCATGAAATAATTATGGGACATTGGGTGCGTGACTATTTCAAAGCCACACTCAAGTGAGCCGTCAGACTTTAGATAAGCCAAATTCTTATCCTCAAGTATTCTGGCATACTCGGCTGCATTAGTTCGCTGAGGATAATCGCCACCCCTAACCTCGGTTTCAATCTCGATACCAAAGTATAAGCGTGTCTGCTCATCTTGGCCACTACGAAAGATAGGGTCAGGTCGATACGAGTAATCATGTATCAGCCTAGTATCTTGCTCATCTTCCTCATGAGCATAAGTACAACCATCATAGTAGTAAGCGTCGCACTCCTCACAATAAGAAACGCTACGCTCAAAGCAAGGTTCACAGAAAGTCATACTTGTATCCTCTGCACCATAAGTGTGACCTGTAAAATAATTATCACAGTCATCACACCAATATGCAAAATCACTAGTACAACTTTGACACCAGATTTGCATACTATTTACACAATTCCAGTCATCATTTTCATGACCAACAGTTTCACACCTTTCACACATTCTAATGCAATCGGTGCAGACAGTTTCACCAGCGTCTGTAGTGAGTTTATCGTCCTCGGTTAACTCGAGGTCGCAAAGAGTACATTTATACTCTACTTCAACCTCGTCAACAGTTTCCATGTCTATCCTTTCTGCTGTATTAATTTAATACAAGCGGTTCATCTCATTACAGGAACTAATTTACACTAGTTCCTTAGGTTTGTCAAGTTTCTGCTGGACACTATCGAGAATTATATTCACGATTTTATCCCGCAAATTGTCAGCATATTTGGCGCGAGCCTCAAAGCCGTTTCGGGTATTGATAATAGAGAATTGCCGTAGAGATTCCCTTACTGTTTCTAGTTCGTCCCTAGAAAGAGTAAGGATAATCTCATTGGCGTAATCTACATTACTTTTGGACACTTAACTCACGCAATTTGCGGACAAGTTTAGCGTTTTTGATAGCGGTAGTAATGACTAGTGTAGTACTTACACTCAGCGCAATTACTATTGCTATCGTGTCTGTTATCTCTATGTACATGATTACCTTTCGTTGGTTAAGTGTATTAATTTAATACACTAGTGCCCACCATAGGAATTGAACCTATGCTCACACGCACCAGCGTGGGCTATCCAGTTGCTATTCGTAGTCCGAGTCCGTAGCAACTTCCTCAAGTAAGTCATCAATGTCGGTCATATCCACCTGAAAAACACCTTCAGTTGCTATAATCTCGGCAATTTCTTCCTCACTCATGAAGTCTAAAGCAATATCGTCGCCACTCATAGCAACCCCATTGCTCTTAAATAATCATAATTCGGACGATTACGATTCGCTTGCTCTTGCTTATTGCGCTCTATCTCATCATGAAGTAGTTGCTTTGTAAACTCGGCAACTTCGTCAACTGAGTTGATTAACTCAACTGTGTTCATGACCTATCCTTTCTTTAAGCAGGTGTATTAATTTAATACACTCTGTAATCGGTAATTAACCTCATAAGATAATCATACTCTCATCTCCCAAGAAGTCAAGCATATTCCGCTTTTAATCTGTATTAATTTAATACACCTATCCGCACACGCACCCTATATGGCACACGCACCCTATCTACTCGCACACGCAACTCGCACTCCGCCAAAGTTTGTGTTGGCGAAATTTTTTGGGTCTTGGCGCTGGCTTCCCGCATATCAGGAAAGTTTGTGTTGGGCAAAATTTTACAACGCACTCGGGCGTGTCGTTTTGGGCAAAAAAATAACCCCCGATTTCTCGGGGGCTATTCTGTCGGTTTGCTTAGGCTTTAACCTTTGCGGGTGCTGAGTTTCTTGCGATTACTTTCAGCAACTCATTAAGGGTTGCAAGGGTTTGCAGGTCGCTGGTCTTAATGGTATCCCATGAGCCATTTCCCTTTAGGGCTTTTAAGTCGCTGACCGCTTTTGTGAAAATAGTTTCCACGCTTGCTGGTGCTTTTGGTGTTGTTGCATTTTTACGGGTGCGGGTTTGGTCAAGTGTTGGAGTTTCTGCAACTAGTTCGGCATAATCTTTGATGTCTGCCAATTCCTCTGCAACTTTTTCCTTACCATGAGCGGTCTGGAATTTTTGAGCCATTTTCAGCAACTCTGAAATTGGCTGGCTTTTTGCACCTGCCACCTTGTCCAAAATATCCTGCATGGTGACAAAATACTGGACATGGCTTGCCCTAATTGTTGGCGCTGTTCCCCCTGCTTTTTTGATACTTGCTTGAATATCTCTAACGCTTGAGGTGTTTGCCTTTAGGCGCTTAACGCATAGAGAAATAAAACTTTGCTCACCTTCTAGGTTTACAAGTTTTGAATAAGCATCAACAACTACATTTGAAATTGTTGCGCTTGCTTTTGGTGCTTTTACTTTTGTTGCTGTTGTCATTTCTTTTTTCCTTTTCTCGGATTAAGTGTATTAATTTAATACACTGTAATCATTTGATTACATGTCTTAATTTACTCTCATTTGCCTATATTGCAAGTACATTTGGGATATTCTCATATATTGAGATGTTAGATACATCACACCTATTTCTCGAACGCCTGTTCGAATTGGTGCAGATAGGTTGCTGATAGATTCCTGAGAGAAGGCTGAGCAACGAGGTCGGGCGTGTCGCGCAAAAGGTTTGTGTTGGGTTAAATTGTCTTTAGTCCTTTTGTCTTTTGTTTTTATCTTTTAATTCTATAATAAGTCTTTAGTCCTTTATAGTCTTTTGGTATTTGATTTTAATTTTACTTACCCCCTGAATATATTGCTATTGGATAGTCTTATCCCCATCATTAGCCTTATCACTTAGCCACCGATAGCCAACATGTGCTAAAGGAAAGAGTGAGATTATGACCCAGAGGTTATTAACTGAGGCTCGGTATTGTACTGTACTATCTCTCTAAAAATTTCTGTTATATATTAGGGGGATTATATATATTATACGCTCAGAATGAGCGTAATTATTACCTACCTGTTCGGTTTTAGCACTTTGAACAGGTTATCTAATATGTAATATAAATATTACGGAGTTCGCTCCGTTTAGAACTCCGCTCACTATAATATATAATTATATAATAATATATATTGGGGATAGTCTGCCCGTTTACGGGTACCGTTAAATAACCGTTTATAGGGGGCAATTGTGGGTCGTAAGCCAGGGGTACAAAACATCCCTAAGGATGCCGCCCAGAAGCAGGTACTAGAACTTCTAGCCCAAGGCTCTACTGTGGTAGATGCCATGAAGGCTGTAGGGCGTAACGATGTTACCTTTCGGCAATGGTCTATGGCAGACCCTGATTTTAAGGATAAAGCCGACAAGGCACGCCTATCTGGCAAAGGGGTTAAATCCGACCTAGCCAATCTGAAAGATATCTCCTTTGAAGATTTCTCAGAACAATTTCTAGATACTAAACTTTTTGACCATCATAAGACTTGGGTAGATTTATTAGAGGGTAGAGAGCCAAGGTTCATCCACCCTAGCATGACTTATGAGCAAGCAGCAACCAATCGTATTTTAATTAACGTACCACCAGAGCATGCTAAGTCAACTGTATTAACAATTAACTATGTTACCTACCGTTTGGCTATAGACCCTAACATCAGAATTATTATTGTTTCTAAAACGCAAGGTATGGCTCGTAAGTTCCTATCTGCGATTAAGACAAGATTAAGTCATCCTAACTGGACCAAGTTACAAGTTTCATTTGGACCTAACGGTGGCTATAAAGCAGATTCACCTACCTGGTCAGCCGACATGATTTACTTAGGTGCTGGACGAGATTCTGGAGAGAAAGACCCAACAGTACAAGCATTAGGATTCGGGTCACAGATTTACGGTGCTCGCGCCGACCTGATTATCCTTGACGATGTGGTGATGAACGCAAACGCCCATGAGTGGGAGAAGCAAATTGAATGGCTTCAAAAAGAAGTTATCACCCGCCTAGGGCGGCACGGCAAACTGCTTATAGTAGGAACCCGTGTCGCACCTATAGATTTATATAAGATGATACGAGATGGCGACCAATGGACAGGTGGCAAATCTCCATTTACATACATGGCTATGCCATCAGTTTTAGAATTTGATGAAGACCCAAAGAACTGGAAAACACTTTGGCCTTGGACAGACAGGGCAGAAGGAGACAAGGACGAACCTAATGAGCAAGGACTATATCCCAAATGGGATGGACCTTCGCTTTTTACAAGGCGGTCTGAAGTGGCTCCGTCAGTGTGGGCTATGGTCTACCAACAAGAAGACGTCCAATCCGACTCCATATTCTCGCCAACAATTGTCGCTGGATGTGTTAACGGTATGCGAAAGCGCGGACCACTTAAAAAAGACACGCCGGGGCATCCCAAGAATATAGATTCAACTTATACAATAATTGGTTTTGACCCTGCAGTATCTGGTAGGTCTGCTTTCGTAGCAGTATCTTACAATCGTGCTGATGGTCGTATATATGTTTTAGATTGCGTCAACATGGTTGACCCTACTCCACAGAAAGAGAATGCTCTTATCAAGGAGTGGGTAGAAAGATTTAAACCACAAGAGTTTCGGGTTGAGATTAACGCCCACCAAAAATATTATGCTATGGATACAGAGTTGCGTGATTACCTAGCATCTTATGGATGTCAACTTAACTCACACTTTACTGGTAAAAATAAATGGGATGTTGGATTTGGTGTAGCCTCTATGGCTAGCCTATTTGGTTCAGCCAGAGATGGTAGATTCCAAGATAACAACCTAATTGAATTTCCAAGCAATGAAGGCTCTGAAGGACTTAAGTCTTTAATACAACAACTTATAATTTGGAAGCCTGATACTAAGAACCCTACTGACTGTGTAATGGCATTATGGTTTGCCGTTATCCGTTGTAGGGAACTAATGCAGACCTCAAGTAGAGTTGGGCAATATCAAAATAATAGATGGGCTACTAGAGCACAAAAGGCTAGTAGAGGTTCACTTAATTTAGACGAAGCCTTTGCAGAGCAATGGCAAGAAACTTATGGATAGGAAACTATGGCATTAACAATTGAACAGATAGCGGCACGAGTACAATCGTTACGTTATCGAAATAGCGAAAGAGATGCCCGTAATCTTGACGTTCTTGCTGTTCGTAAGGGAAAGATTTCCGAAGTCTATCCTGACTTTTTTCCAGATGGTGTAGATGCTAATGTCGTTGCAAATTTTATTGATATCGTTGCCAGGGACCTTTCTGAGGTTATGGCACCTCTTCCGGCGGTTAACTGCTCAGCCGCTAATCAAGTCAGTGACCGTGCTCGTACTTTTGCCGATAAGCGTACTCGTATTGCTAGTAATTATTTTTCGCATTCTGACCTATCGGTCCAGATGTACTCAGGAGCAGACTGGTATCTAACCTACGGCTTTGTTCCGTTTATTATAGAACTAGATGATGAGGCTAAACTTCCTCGTATCCGTGTAGAGAACCCAATTGGCGCATATCCAGAGTTTGACAGATATGGACGCTGTATAGCATTTGCTAAAAGATATACACTTACCCTTGGTGAGTTAGTAGCACAATTCCCAGAGTATGATAATATACTTCTTGGTGGAATGGGATATAAGCAAGATTTAAATGGTCAAGTAGAAATTATTCGCTACTATGACAAAGACCAATCAGTTGTATATGTTCCAGCAAAAGATAATTTAATTTTATCACAAGCCAAGAATCCTCTTGGTAAAATGATGGTAGTTGTAGCACGTAAACCATCTATCGATAATGAATTACGTGGACAATTCGACGATGTACTTGGAATTCAGTTACTCCGCAACCGTTTCGCCTTACTGGCAATGGAAGCAGCGGAGAAATCAGTACAGGCACCTATTGTACTTCCACAAGATGTACAAGAACTACAGTTGGGTGGAGATGCGGTTATCCGCACCGCAAACCCAGCAGGTGTTCGTCGTGTAGAACTTACTCTACCACAGGGCGCATTTACAGAACAACAATTACTTAACCAAGAACTTAGAGTTGGTGCTCGTTATCCAGAGTCTCGTACTGGTAACATTGATGCATCTATTGTTACTGGTCAAGGTGTACAGGCTCTTATGGGAGCATTTGATACACAAGTCAAATCAGCCCAAGCAATTTTTGCTGCAGCACTTCGTGATGTAATCAGTATCTGTTTTGAGGTTGATGAAACAATATATCCAGAAGAGAAAACAATTCGTGGTGTAGATTCTGGCTCACCATATGAAATTACTTATAAGCCAACCAAAGACATCAAGGGTGATTATTCAGCCGATGTTCGTTATGGTATGCTTGCTGGTCTTAATCCAGCCCAAGGTCTTATCTTCATGCTTCAAGCACTTGGTGGTAAGTTAATATCTAAAGATATGGCTATGCGTGAGTTGCCATTTACTGTTAACGTAACACAAGAACTTGAGAAGATTGAAATTGAAGATATGCGTACAGCATTACTCAGTGGTATTACAGCAATGGCTCAGGCTATACCAGCGATGGCAACACAGGGACAAGACCCATCAGATATGGTAAATAAAATTGCTGCGGTTATCAAGGCTCGCCAAAAGGGACAAGCATTAGAAGATGCTATTGAGGCTACCTTTGCACCGCAACAACAGGTTCCTCCTGCTGGCGCTTCTAATCCTATGGTTGAGCAAACGTCCCCTGCTCCCTCTGGTGCCCCAGTAGGAGGTCCTCCTCAAGAACAACCAATGGTACAACCAACACAGCAACCTGATATTCAATCAATTCTTACAAGCCTGACTGCAGGTGGTAAAGGAAACGCAAGAGTAGTAACAAGAAGTTAACTAGGTGGGGGACAATGACAACAATCATAGGTATAGAACATAAAGACCGTTGCTTTATAGTTGCCGATAGTCAAACTACTGATGCTGACGGAAGAATTTATTCTCATCCAGAAGTTAGAAAGATTTCAGAAAATGGAATGTTTCTAATTGCTGGTTCTGGAGAAACACTTCCTTGCGATATAGCACAACATATTTGGGAGCCACCAACTCCAACAAAGCAAGACAAAGAAGATTTATATCATTTCATGATTGTAAAAGCAATGCCATCTCTGCGTAAATGTATGTCAGAGAATGGATATAATTTTGATGAAGACACTAAAGAAAATCGTTTTCAGTTTATAATGGCTGTTGGTGGAGAAATATTTGATGTCGACCAAGAACTTTCAATAAGTAAATCTGCTGATGGAGTATATGCAGCAGGTTCTGGAGCAGCATACGCACTAGGTGCTATGTATGCCGGAGCAGACGCACACCAAGCAATGGAAATTGCATCTAAACTTACAGCATTTACTGCTGGACCTTACATATCAAAAGAGCAACCAAGAAAAATTAAGTAGGAGGAAATCATGGCTGAAAATCGTGGAGGGCTTCGCCCAACAGCACCACAAAATAATCCAGCAAATATTTCCGCGACAGGTGGAGCAGGACAATCAGGAACACAGCCTGCACGCTACATTTCAGGATTACCATATGGTGAAGGTCAGCAAACAATGAACCAGCAATTAAGTGCACCAATGGCTGGACCTAATAAGGCTACAGCAGTTTCAAATCCTGTTGCAGCAATGATGCCTCCTTTAACACCTTTAACTGCCCCTACAGAAAGACCAGATGAGCCAATAACTACTGGTATGGATTTTGGAGCAGGTCCAGGAAGTGAAGCACTTAATCTACCTCGTGAGCGTTCATTGTCTGAGGTTCTTGCGTCAATGATTGATATTGACCCTACTGGAGAAGTACAAGACCTTTATAACTTTGTTGTATCACGAGGTCTTTAATGGCCGAGAAAGACAAACCATTAGTTAAAATTGCCGAATCTTCACCTGGCTTAGCAACTGCTGCTGCTCAAAAAGCCTTGCCTAAGAATGAAGTTAATCAATTGGCTGCAATGGTTCAATTGCGTAATACACATAATGAACTTACTTCACTTTCACAAGCAGATGCATATAAGAAGTTTCAAACAATGGATAAAGCAACTCGTGATGCTTTAACATCAATATATAATCCTAAATATGCAAAACAAGACAAAAGTTTTTTAGGTAATATTTTATCATCTGTCAAAAGTTCTGTTTGGTATGGTGGTGGAACAAGCGTAGACTTAGGAAAAGTTGTTTCTTCCTTAAATCCAATTGGTGCTTTACAAGCAAGTGGAAGAGCCGTTTTAGGTGCAGCAAAAGGTATATATAACGACTTTACAGAAACTGAAGTTGGTGGCAAGGCTGTTACTAAAGTTGAAAAGGGACTAGAACTTTTAGTACGCCCTCAAGAGAAACTTGTTAAACAACCTTATATTGCTGCTAGTTTAGCGGCTGCAGAAGGTGAAAACGCCATTAAGGCGCAACTAAGATATACCGTAGAAGGATTTAAAGAATTACTTCCTGGTGGGGAAGATGCAGTTTTAACAGATGACTCAACAACTTGGAAAAAATATTGGGAGCAGGCTTCTGCACCAAATAGAGTATTTGATGAAAAAGCAGTTGCTCAGTTTAATAATGACTTAACCCCTGCTGCTTCATATGTAGGAAGACTACTTGCATCTAAAGAAGATTTAATTGAAAATTTTGAACAGTATCAAAATAATCCTGGAGTTTTAGATTTAATTAATCGTTATGTAAGTGGCGAAGAAGAAGCACTTAAAGAAGTTTCTAATGCTGTAGCAAGATTTGAAAAATCTAAATTTAGTCCTGGTCGTGATGCTGCTCGTGCAGTAATATCTTTACTTCCACATGAGTATGAAAAAGCAGTTTTAGGGGATGGTAAAGCAAGAGCATTATTTAGTGCTATTTCAGCACCAATAGATTTTACAGTCACCTTTGCCCTTGACCCACTTATTATAGGTGGCAAGATAAATCGTGGGTTAATGGTTGCTAAGTATGGATTTATTAAAGTTGGAGAAGGTAGTATTTCTTTAGAGAAAGCATTCTCCAGACCAAAAGTTCGTGCATACTGGGATGAAGCAGGCAAATTAATTCAAGATTTTCGTAACGGAGATTTAACAGTAAAGGCTCAATCTCTTAATCGTTTACAAGATAGATTTCCTGAAATCAATATTAATGTAGTCAATGACCTGGCTAAAGCAGATGTTCGCAACGCCGATGATGCATTAATGTATTTTGATAATGGTCAACGTTTTATGGAAATTTTATCTGGCAATGTTGGTGTTGCTGGAAAAGATACACTTATACCATATATAAGCCGTACTCGTGCTGCAACTAATAAATTTAAAGATATGGTTGCTAAAACTTTAGGAACTGAACGTTACTCAGCACTTGATGCAACTAAAACTCAAGAAGAATTTATTAAACAATTTTCTTTAGACCCATTATTTTGGGCAAAGAAAATAGGATTTGAAAAGACTCCAGTTCCTAAAGTATTGGCTGCAAAAGACCAATCAAGACTTGCTAGAATTGATAGAGTGGTTCGTGCATTTGCTATTGCTCCTAAAAATGAACGCATTATTAATATTAGTGATGGTTCTAGCGCAAATCAAATTTTTAAACTAGCACGCACAGTTCTTGATAAGACATCTGCTGGTCAAATGAGAGCAATTTGGTTAAATGCCAGCGAAGGTGAACGACTTCTTATATTTAAAGGTTTACTTAAAACATTAGGTGTAGGTATGGGACTGAACCTATCTAATGAAGGAAGACTTGCTCTTTCTAAACTTGATGATATGTCAAGAGAACTTTACTCACCAAGCCAAAGTGCAGTTGATGTAGGTGACCTTGCTGATGTTCTTAGAACCATAAAAGGTGGGTCTGCTCTTACTCAACCTGCAGGTGTTCGCCAAAAAGTACAAGAGGCTCTTACTACAGCAAATGCAGAAGGTAAGGCTGTTCGTCTTATTGCTTCTGTAAATGCAAAAGTTTCAGAGTATACACAACGTCTAAAAGCACTTAAGGCTGATAAAGCAGATGCTCTTGCTGTTGGGGATTTAGACCGCGTTAATGTAATTGATTCAGAAATTAAAATTGTTAGCGCAAAACTTGGTAGAGAGAAGAAGACCAAAAAAGAATTAAAAGGCAAAATTAAAGAAATTGAAGTCAATCAAATTGATGACGCAGTTGATGCTGATAATATATTTCTTGATAGATTTAATGCCGGTCAAACTTTAGACGGTACTCCTCGTGCTATTCGCCAATATCAATTAAGTGACTATCGCTCATTACCTGACCTTGTAGAATGGCGAGAAATAGCAAAGCGTGGTGGAGTTCTTACTGCATCATTTGGTAAGGCTACCAATAGCATTTGGGGCAAACGACTTGTAGATGGATGGTCTTTCTTAAACCTTTACCCACGTCTTGGACTTCGTTCTTCAGTAGAAGAACTTGGTATGTTTGGAGTAACTGCTGGAGCAGAAGGTTTTGGTAATTACTTAAAGGGCCGTATAGCATCTAGGGCAATCCGTGCAGCAAGACCTGCTGGAGTAAAGACAACTTTTCGAGGTAATGAAAAAGAAGATAAAAATTTAGGATTTATTTACGATACAGTATATAGAATCTTAGGAAAGCATTATACTAAAGAACAACAACTTGCAATGGCTGATAATCCGACCATGCTTAATAAGGCTATAGCAACCGCTATGGTTAAAAGTAAGTTTAAAATAATATCTAAAGATGATGCTAGATTTGCTGGTGACTTTGCAGAATTCGAAGGATATAAGGTTCTTGATGAACTTAATGGAGCAACTGTTAAAGCAGAGCGTCCTTATACAGAGGCAGAGGAAATATCCAAGTCGTTAAAAGAATTTGGTCCATCTGTAAGGCTCAATATACAAAATCAAGAGGCTTTAAAGGGATTGTCATTTAAAGGTGAGTTCAGTGAGTTTTCAAGTACAAATGATAAAGCACTTTTCCACTGGCTTTTTGAATTAAATAATACAGTCGGTAGACCTAACGGTCAATTTGGAAATATTGTTTTATGGAATATCGGTAAAAAACAAGATGTAGTAATTAAAAAACTTGTTGATTATATTGAAGGCCCTGGAAATGATATTGCTAAAAAATATGCTATTTATTCTGAGCAAGGCGCAGAGGCATTAGCAGCACACATATACGCTGATGCATCATATGCATTAAGAGATTTTTCTGGTCGTGTAAATATGGACCTAGTAACTACTATCCGCAATAAAGGTGGTATGGATAATTTTACTCTTGATGATTTGGTAAAGTTAGATAAACCTTATGCTCGTCCAGAAACCCTTATGGGTAGAGAAATTATTCCACTAGTTGGTAAAAGTCCCTCAGAGGTAATATATAGAGTTATCAACTCTGGCTATGGTTGGATGGGTAAACAAATTGCTTTACTTGATAGAGAACCAGTTACTCTTGCAAACTACTTTATGTTCCGCAAGAAATTATTAAAGACTGAACAAAATACTAAAAAGAGCCTTATGGCCAATGGTTTAGGCGAAGAAGGTGCTGATTCTATAGCACGTGCTTCTGCACATGAAACAGCAATGAATCTTGCTCGTAATAGAACACTAGCATTTGTCGATAATGGTGATGTTCGTACTAACTTGGCTTATAGCCTTCGCACACTTGGCCGTTATTATCGTGCAACTGAAGATTTTTATCGTCGTGCTGGACGTTTAGTCAAGTATGAAAAGCGTGGATTAGTACGCCTTGCAATCCTTAATCAAACATTTGAAGATTCTGGTTTCATCCATGAGGATGATAAAGGACAAAAGTATTTTACTTATCCAGGTGACGATTTGTTTGCAGGAGCAATTACAAGAACTCTTTCATTAATGGGTTTAACATCATATACTCCAATGCCAGTAAATTTTGGTGGATATGTGAAGATGTTAACACCATCTCTAGACCCTGAGTTCTGGAACCCTACTCTTTCTAATCCACTTGCATCACTTTCTGTAGATGCAATGACTAATTTACCATTTATTGGTGAATATATAAGAGGTTACGAAAAAAGCATAACTGGTACTTTAAATCCAGATGCCCCGGCTTGGCAAAAAGCGTTACCCGCAAACGTAAAGCGTGCATACAATTATCTTGCTGGTTCTACCGAAAATAATGAGTCAAGATTTTCATCCGCCGTGAAAGCAATTAAGTTACTAGTATCAACTGGAAATGGTCCAACAAATGCAAGTCAGTTGCAACCATTCTTTGAAAATGTAGCAATCCAGGCTAGAAATATTGATGCTGTAAAATTAATTATGGGACAAGGTACAATTGCTTCTATCCAGGCATTTGATACAAAAGAAATTCCAAAAGAACTTATTGATTCCGGAGTATTTACTTGGGATTCTGAGTTCCAAAAAATGATGAAAAAGTATGAGGGTCAACCAAATGCTTTAAATAAGGCTATTGTTTCTTTTGCTAAATTATATCCATCTAAATTAGTTTATACTAACTTTGCCAGGGATACTGTAGGATTTGCATCATTCCGTAAAACAATTGAAGCAGAAAAGTTTGTTCGCAAGAATGAGAAGTTTCTTATTGAACATAGAGATGCTGGTTCATTCTTTATACCAGTAAGCGGAACCACTGACTTAAGTTCATATTCTTACTTAAAGAGCAAGGGCTATATATCTAATCAGCCATTAAACCCAGCCGTAGCGCAGGGTAAAGAAAACTTCATACGTGAAGCAGCAACTAGTGGAGCAAGATTAGCCTACTATGCTTTAAACGATGAGTATAATCCAAAGATTCAGGCAGCAACTAATCCAAATGAAAAACGTTACTGGAGAGAAGAACTAGCCAAGCGTAAAAAAGGATTACTTATTGCATATCCGCTTTTAGAAACTCAAATTAGCCCTACTGGTGAAAGCAATGCACGTAGAGTTGAAGTAATTGACGATATGAAGAAATTGCTTAGAGAAAACAAAGCCCCAAATAAGGCTCTTGCTGAGACATTTGCTGCTATGATTGCAGCATATGAAGATATGAATTCTACACTAAGTAGAGTAGTTGGTTCTTCAGATAAAGCAGATGAATTTAAGAAAAATACCAGGGCTGATACTCAAGAACTTTTAACTAAGTTATCTCAAAATAATGAAAATGCAACAATATTTTTTAACTCGATTCTTAGTCCGTTGATAGGAGAATAATAGTGTCAGGCAGTTATCAAGATTTAGATGGCGATGAAAAAGTTGCTTGGTATCCAGACAAGAATATGCCTAATGAAAAACCTCCTGCTGGACAAGATAAAAGCAAAGTTGAACCCGCTAGTGAAGATAAGGTCCCAGAAAAACCTGCTCAAGAAACAATAACATTTGCACCAGAAGGAAAGCCCTATTCTAGCGTATCCACAGTTGGTGAGGCTACTGCTGAGTTTACAACTGCATTCACAAACATGTTTGGAGTTAATGCTCCTAAAGAATTAGTAAAGCAATTTACTAGAGAACTTCAAGCCCTTCAAATGTCACGCTCAACAAAGCGTTACGGCAAAAATGAAAACATCATTTACCAGGGCGTATCTCCTCAAGAGCGTTTAAATGTTTTAAATAAGTATTTAACTGCACATGCTAAGAATATGACTGTTGCTGCTAGTGCAGGAGACGCAAAGGCTATATCAGCACTTCAACGTGGAAACTTTGGAATTACCTATACTACATTAAAGAACGCTTATGCAGACAATGGTATACCATTCAATGCTGACTCTTTGAACAAGTTGACTATTGAATCAGCAATTACTCCAGATAGACTTAAGGCTAATCTTAATTTGATTAATCTACAGGCTAAAACTTACTTCCCTGCATTAGCAGATAAAATTGACAAAGGATTTACCGTAAAACAATTGTTAAGTCCATATCTTCAAACTCGTGCAAATATACTTGAGGAAGATGCAGACGCAATTGACCTAAAAGAACTACAGGGTGTAGCAAAAGACCCTAAAGGTCTAATGGGACTATATGATTATGAAATATCTTTACGTAAAGACCCTAAGTGGAGATTTACTAAAAATGCACAGGATTCTTTAGGCTCATTGGCTAGAGATTTGACTAAGATGTTTGGATTGGCAGGCTAATGGCAAATCGTGATAGAGAGTTTGACGCTAGAAATAGTGCAGTGTACTCGCCATCCGCTAACGTTGGTACACCATTTGGCCAGGCTGGAAGTGCTCCTGTTGCTTCTGTTGCCCCTTCGGCTCCAGCACGTAGTGCATCAAAAGAAGCAGAGGCTGTATCTATCGGATATAGTAAAGAATATATCGCTTCTCGCGGTGGTATAAATGCACAAGGTTATTTTAATGATGTTCCAACATCTCAACAATTAACTGCTGCCGAACAGCAACAAGTAAGACTTCCTGATGGAACTACCGATACTGTTGCAATGGCTCGTATTCTTCAAGAAAAAGAAATTAAAAATTTAGTATCACAGGGAATGTCATTAAACGATGCAACTAATAAAGTTTCATCTCAATATGGGCAATATGGAGTGGCAACCGGTGGCGGAAGTACTAGTGCAAGCACTTTAGGTACAACTCCTACATCTGGAATGACTGCAGCCAAAATAGATGCAATTGCTGCAATTAGTGCTCTACTTTCATCATATGGTATTGGTGACCTAAGTGGTCCAATAACTGAAGCAGTACAAAAGGGCTATACAAGCGATACAATTCAATTAATTATGCAAGACCCTAACAGTAAAGACCCATTAGCGGTTGCATTTCAAACAAGATTTTCTGCAAATAAAGCACGTTTTAATGCAGGTAAGCCAGTACTAAGCGCAGCAGAATATCTTGCTGCAGAACGTAGTTACACACAAGTTTTACAATCATACGGAGTATCTTCATTAGCAACAAAAGATAAATTAAGTTCATTCATTGCCAATGATATATCTGCAGCCGAAGTTGCTGACAGAGTTGGATTAGCAATTGATAGAGTAAAGAATGCTGACCCATTTACAAAGGCTGCTTTAGCAGAGTATTATCCTTCTCTTAGCCAGGCAGACATAGTTGGCGCAGTATTAGACCCTACTGAAGGTTTACCAGCATTGAAGCGTAAAGTTCAGATTGCTGAAATTGGTGGTGCTGCTGCAGTTCAAGGACTTAAGACAGGACTTACTGCAACACTAGGAACTTCAAAAGATTATGAAAATGTAATGACTGGTGGATTAGGTGCTGAGGCACTTGCTACATTTGGCATTACCCAAGAAGAAGCACGTAAAGGTTATCAGACAGTAGCAGGTATTGCACCTCGTGCAGAGTTCCTATCAAGTATTTCTGTTGGAGAAGATTACACAAGACTTCAAGCAGAACAAGAAGCGTTTCTTGGTTTAGCCTCTGCTAAAAGAGCAAGAGAAAACTTAGTAGCACAAGAAGAAGGTAGATTCAGAGGACAATCTGGATTAACAAAATCTAGCCTTACTGATGCTGGCAAAGGCCAGTACTAAATAGAATCCTATGTGAATCCATCGGCCTCACATAGCGTAAAAGACCGATAGCAAGAGCCAACCAATTTCCCCGAATTGACTTGAGGCTTGCGACTAACAACGAATAGAAGGGTGGGTTGCTATGAGCAACAACTACTGGGATGAAGACGAAGACGACCTAGATACTACTGATGAGTACGCAGGTGATGGAAGTGACTTACTTAAAAAGTTACGGAAAGCAAAGCGTGCTGATGAGAAGCGTATCAAGGAACTTACTGAGCAACTTGAGTCACTATCCAAGGTGCAGCGTGAGCGTACAGTCAAAGAAGTCCTAGAAAAGAAGGGTGTCAACCTTAAAGCAGCAAGATTAGTTCTTAAGGATTTAGAAGAGGTTAACGAAGAGACAGTTTCTAACTGGCTCGATGATAACGCTGATTTATTCGGAATTACAGTTGCTACTGAGGAGCCTAAAGTAAGTGAGATAGATAAAGCAGCCTTAAGGCAGCAAGATGTACTCACACAAGGCGCAATGACCCCGGATAGAGCAGAGGATTTAAATCTTCGCATCGATAATGCAGATTCAATGGATGCATTGTTGGATGTACTTCGCTCACAATCATAATTCCGTTCATAGTCACTTGGAGGTGACAAATGGCTAATGCCTATGTATCAACAGGTTCTTCCTCTTTAGGAGGTACCGCTGGTGCTGCTGGTTTAGTACAGAAGGCGTATGACCGTCTTCTAGAGTTTGCTCTCCGTTCTGAACCACTAATTCGTTCAGTCGCAGACAAGCGTCCAGCACGCCAAGCAATCCCAGGTTCAACAGTTGTTCTACAACGCTATGTTGACCTATCTGCTGCAACTACAGCCCTCACAGAGGATACTGACCCAGATGCAGTAGCAATGTCAACACCAACCTCAGTAACCATTACTCTTGCAGAGTACGGTAACTCAGTGTTGGTAACTCGTGCATTAGAGTTATTCTCTCTTGCAGATGTTGACCCTGCAATCGCAAACATTATTGCGTTCAACCTAGCAGATTCTATTGATTCCGTAGCAATGACAACATTGCGTGGCGGTTCAAACGTAATCTACTCAGGTTCAACAGCAACTTCAACAGCAACAATTACTGCTGCTGCTACATTATCATCTGCAAACCTACGCAAGGCTGTTGCTAAGTTACGTGCTGGTAAGTCCGTTGCTCGCAAGGGTAGCCTATACTGGTGTGGTATCCACCCAGAAGTTTCACACGACCTTCGTGCTGAGACAGGTTCTGCAGGATGGTTGCTTCCTAACCAATACGGCTCTGCACAAGACCGTATCTGGGCTGGAGAAATCGGAACATACGAAGGTGCATACTTCGTAGAGTCTCCACGTCTGTACAATGCTACTGACGGTGCTTCATCTGCTCGTGTTTATCGTACAATTCTTGCTGGACAGCAAGCATTGGCTGAGGCCGTAGCAGAAGAGCCACACGTAGTAAT